TAATTTAAAACAAGACGGTTCTAAAAAGAGAAATAGATTTCATCACGGGTTTATTGCTCAAGAAGTTAGGGACTTAGGTATTGAATTTGGAGGGTTTCAAGACCATTCTAAAAATGGAGGCGAAGACGTTTTATCTATTGGTTACGACGAATTTATAGCACCAATGATAAAAGCTATTCAAGAATTAAAAGCAGAAATTGAACTTTTAAAAGCTAAATAAAATGAGTCAACAAGATATCAAAACGTATATAATTAACACCACCGCCTTAGCTTTTAGTTTCACACATATGGAAAATACATTAAAGATTACGCTTTTGATATTTTCAATAATATACACGGTGATTAACATTTATAAACTTTTAACAAAAAAAACAGATGCAAATAAGTAAACATTTAAGTTTAGCCGAAGCAACACGTTCAGATATGGCTGACAAATTAAAGATAGTTAATAACAACCCTAACCTATCAGTAATTAGTAATATGAAGTTATTAGCTGAAAAGGTATTTGAACCAATTAGAGAGCATTTTAACGTACCTATTTACGTAAGTAGTATGTATAGAGGTTTACCATTAAATAATGCGGTTAAAGGCTCTATTACGTCTCAGCACTGTAGTGGCGAAGCTATGGATATAGATATGGGTGATAAAGGTAAACCGAGTAATAAAGAAATATTTGACTATATCAAAAAGAATTTATCATTTGATCAGCTCATAAATGAACACGACTACAGCTGGATACACGTATCTTACGAATCAACAGGTAAACAACGTAAACAAATATTAAAAGCAAAAAAAGTAAATGGACGAACCGTTTACGAAACATTTAAATAAATAAATATGAAAATTAAAGAAGTTTTAAAAGAAGTAGTTAAAGAAGTAGCAATCGAATCAGTTGATCCTATTAAATCAATGTTAGACGAAGCAGCTAATGCTTATTCAGATAGTCCTGCAACTACAAATGCTGGACGTGTTCTAAGGTTTATAAGTAGGTTTATTAAACCAAGTACTATTATTCGACTGTTTGCACATAAATTAAGTAATAAATAGTATTGTTTATCTAAATATTATTTATATCTTTGGCTCATCAATTGGACTCAACCTATTGATTTAGGTTTTGACTGATTAAAATCATAACCCTAACAAGATTGAGTCCCTTGTTAGGGTTTTTTGTTTTTGTCGTAATTCACGTTTTCGAAAAACCTTTATACTTCCTAAAAAATTCAACGTTAGTTGAGGGTAATGCGAAAGGAAGCACCAGACTAAATCGAAATGGTGGCATCAGTATTTAAGTACTGAAAGTTCGAGAGCTATTTTAACTTAAATAAAATTTAGCATCTTTCAAACGATGAAACTCAACGGAAGAAAGTAAATAGTACTCAATGGATTTAGCTTTTTTCTTAGCTACTTCCCTTGGGTTTACTATATCTTTAAAGCAATAAAATCTAACAAAAGAAAGTAAATAATTATATAAATAAGTAGTATATGAAAATATGTAATAATTGTAAAATAGAAAAAGAATTAATTGAGTTTAAAAAACAATTAGAAAATAAAGATGGTTATACAGGTAAATGTAAAATTTGTATTTCTGAATATAATAAACAATATAGTTTAAATAATAAAGAAAAACAAAAAGAATATAGATTACGTAATAAAGAAAAAGCAAAAGAATATAATGAAATATTTAAATTAAAGAATAAAGATTATCATAAAATATATAGATTAAGCAATAAAGAAATATTAAAACAAAAAGGAAAAAAATATAGTTTAGATAAAGAATATCAAAAAGAATATAGATTAAATAATAAAGAAAAAGCAAAAGAATATCATTTATACTATAATATAAATAATAAGGAAAAAAGAAATAAATATCTTAGAAATAAAAGATTAATAAATCCATTATTTAAATTAAGTTCAAATATTAGAAATAATATAAATGATGCATTTAAAAGACAAGGATTTACTAAAAAATCACGTACGCATCAAATTTTAGGATGCTCCTTTGAAGAATTTAAACAACACTTACAAATACAATTCACAAAAGGAATGAACTGGGAAAACGCTGGTAAATGGCATTTAGACCATATATACCCAGTATCATTAGCAAAGGATGAAGAAGAACTTATAAGACTAAACCACTACACTAATTTTCAACCTTTATGGGCAATAGATAACTTGAAAAAGAGCAATAAAATAATTGACAATAAACAACTAAAATTATTATAGTTAAATAATTCACAATAAAATACTATTATATTAAAATAAGTTGTATATTTGTAGAAATTAAAACACTAAAATTATGAATAAAATTTACAGAATTGTAGAAAGTCAAGATATGTTTTACATTGAAAGATATAATGAAGAGTTAATTACAAGCGGTTATTTGTGGTGGAAAAAAACAACAGTTAAAGAGCATTGGAGAAGAGTAGATATTTATGGAAATAATACTGCTTTATACACAATTTCATTACGTTCATTTAAAACTCTAAAAGAAGCAAAAGACAAAGTAGAATTATTTAAAAAAGAAATAAAATATTATTATTAAAACACTAAAAAAATGGATAAAGTTTACAGAATCGTAGAAAAGCAAAATAAATTCTATATTGAACTTGAAAAGGAATTGACAATTAAAAGCGGTTTTCTATTTTGGAGAAAAAAAACAGTTACAAAGTACTGGGTAAATTTATGGATACTACCTTTTAAAACTCTAAAAGAAGCAAAAGAAAAAATAGAATTATTTAAAAAAGAAATAAAATATTATTATTAAAACTATGAAAGACCAAGAAGAACTATTACTACTTTATGCCAAGCGTAAAAAGCTATATTTAAAAGGTGGTAATGACGAGAAATTAAACGATAAAATTCGTGAGTTACAAAAGAGTACTAATTATAAAATTAAAGAGTTATGAAAAACACAGCGGTAGAATTATTATTTAAAGAATTTAAAGAATTAAGTAAAGCATCAAGATTTTCTGGTGATGATTTATCAGCCAATTTAATTGATTTTTTATGTGAACGTGAAGAAGTTGCCAAAGAAATGGAAAATCAACAAATAAAAGACGCTTGGATTAACGGTTATAATAGTAGAGGCAATGAAGATATTATTGGCGGAACTGGAAATGAAGAAAACGAATACTACGATAAAACATATAAAACTAAAGAGCAATGAAAGTATTAGAAGTAGCAGATATACTCAGAAAAGACAATAAGCACCATTTATGGAACAAAAGACTAATAAGCTATACTTTGGTTGACTGGTTAGAAATAGACGCTTTAAAACGAGGTTATGAAGTTAGCCAGCCACACGGAAAGAGCCAAGATAAAAAAGTAATGCGTATTTCAGACGGTAAGATTTACTTCAATGGCAAAGAATGCTATTTAGATAATAATATAAATAAATGTGCTTTTTACGGCTTAATGAACGGTCAATACCCAAACAAAATTAACGACTTTAAATACATATAAAATGAAACAAACAGCAATAGAATATTTAGAAAGTAAAATGACAAATTATTTACAAAATTTGTATAAATCTGAAATAGAACAAGCCAAAGAAATTGAAAAGCAACAGATTAGTAGGGCATACTTTTGCGGATATGACGAAGATTTAGAAAGAAGTGGAGAACAATATTATCAAGAAACATATAAACAAAAATTATGAATAAGTACGAACCAATATTAAAATAAGTAGCAACAGGATTATTAGAAGTTGCAGAAATTAAACCTAACTTTTCAAACGATGCTTTATTAGATGCAACTTTGATTTTTCAGTCTGTATTTATGGATAAATTATATGATAAAGTTAAAGATAATTCATTAGATTACAACTCTTTAGAATATCAGGAATTTATAGCTAAAAGAGCTGGAGAAGATTTAAGAGAATTAATCTTAAAGAATACAGGATTAGATACACACGAACTAACTAAAAACTACGGAAAATGAAAATAACAGTAAATAAGATAAAAAGAGAATTAGAAAAAAAAGGTTGGGATACTGAATATTTACAAGGTATTTATACATCTGATCTAATTAAAGCAACCAGAGATATAATAGACGAACAACTAAGAATACACAAAAACATAACTATAAAGAAATGAGCAAAAAAAATAAAGAATTTACTATTTTAGATTTTATAATTTATTTTACTTTAGGTTTAATATTTTGGCATTACGTAATTAAATACTGGTAAAAATGAGTAAAAAGAAAAATATCGAAATGACAAAATTATACTGCCTTAGTCAACTACTATTAGAATGCTTAGACGAACTTAAACCAACTACCGCTAATATGGTTAAATATAAGACTGATTTAACGGCTCTTTGCGAGGAATTGAATAACGTAACTGCAAATAGTGAAACAGTGCTTAAAAGTACTTATTTTAGCTCTATTTGTTCAAAAGTAGATACTATTTTGAGAAAACAATTTGAAGAAAATATGTAATGATAAAAATAACAAATGAATGTAATATGGCTCTTATGGCTCGTTACCCTGATAATTATTTCGATTTAGCTATTGTAGACCCACCTTATGGAATTGATGCTGATGTAAAAAATAGCACTGATAAAATGCAGACTAAAAAATCAGCAACAAAATCTAAAAAATATGGTTCTCAATTATGGGATTCAGATATTCCAACAGATGAATTTCGATAAAGCAATGGAACGAATAAACAACCACGTAGCACAGCAAAAACTATTTTAATATGAAACCTAAAAAATGCAAAGTATGCCTAACAACTTTTGAACCTAAACAATTTGCCCAGTGCATTTGTTCAATTCCTTGTGCAATTATACACGCTAAAAACTTAAAAACACAAAAAGAGCAAAGAGAATGGAAGGTGGAAAAGAAAATAATTAAAGAGAAATTAAAGACACTTTCTGAGTACGTTAAAGACTTACAAATAGAAATAAATACAATAGTTAGGTTAATAGACAAAGGACACCCTTGCATAGCAACAGGCTCTTATAACGGTAAAGTAAACGCTGGTCATTATATTGGAACATTAGCAAATCCTACCATTAGATTTCATTTAGAAAATATATGGTTGCAGTCGGAACATTCGAACACTTGGAAATCAGGCGATACAATTAGATATCAAACAGGAATTATTGCTTTATTCGGCAAAGAGTACTTAGACTATATGAATAGTTTGCAATCTATAAAGCCAATAAAATTAACAATTGAAGAGCTAAAAGAAAAAATAAGCATTTCACGTGGTATAATTAAATGGTTAAAATTGCAAGAGCGAAAGTTCACAATAGGCGAAAGAGTTGAGTTAAGAAATAAATTCAATAAAGAAATAGGAATATATAAGTAATTAATTGTATATTTGTTAGCGGTATTTAATAGTTATCTTTTTTAGTTTTGGTTTTAGTTAGTTGAACCCGTGATTGTACGTCACGGGTTCTTTTTTGCTTAGTACCTAAATGTTAAAATTATGTTAAATAAAAATAAGATAGTAGAATATTAATATAGTAGTTGTATATTTGCTAAAGAATTAAGGAAGTGATTTACACAGCAAATTCTAAAACTAAACAAAATGAAAAATTTAAATGTAAATACAATATCAGAAGGAATTGAAATTTTAACTTCAAAATTTGGAGCAGTAGAATTTGAAACAAGAAACGAAGAAAATTATAGCTCTGGAGAGCAAACAATTAAAGTTGTTGGAATGGATGTTGATTTTCAAGTTTTAGGTTATGCAACTATTGAACTTAACTAAAATGAAACATACACTAAAAGACTTCGCATTAGCATTCACATTATGGATAGCTTTTTTCACAGTAATAATTTTAACAAATAAATAAATGAAACACGAAAAGGCAGGACAGCCAAAAAAGTTTAAAGACGGAACAGCAACAAAAAGATTGCAGACTTTAGTTCCTATTGAAAAATTATCTGAAGTAAAAAATTGCGTAGAAATAATATGCGCTGAGTATTTAAATAAAAAAAATAATTAAAATGGAAATTACAAAAGAGCAAGAAGAAAGAATTTTAGCATTAGACCCTAATTTTTTTAAAGTAGGGTTAGAAGTTGGTAAGTGGTATAGTCATAGAAGTGATGGGTTTAATTGGCTTATGAATTATCAAGGAACGGAAGCAGAATGTTATGGATTTAATACTTCAAGAAATTATGGAGAAACTTATCTTATGGATTTAAGTGAAACAGATTGGACTTTAGCAACCAACCAAGAAGTAGAAAATGCTTTAACAATAGAAGCTGAAAAAAGAGGGTATGCAAAAGGGAATTTTATTTCTTTGACTACTGGTTTAATTAGCAACCAAGATTGTTATGAAGTTGTTTTTGATGATGTTAAAAACAGATTTTGGAATAAATTAGGATCTGTTTTCGAAAACGGAAAATGGGCGGAAATTATAAAAACAATTACAAAAGCAGAAGCGGAAAAACTATTAAATAAAATTATAATCTAATGAGCAAACAAAACGAAAACTGGGGAAGTAAAGACTTACTAAACTATCAAAGTCAAAGAATAGAAGCTTTAAGACTTGAAAACACACGTTTAATGGACGAAAACGAAAGATTGATAAATAGTATTGAAGTTGTTGATGCAATGAATGTAAGCAACGAAATGACACACTATTATCAGTTTATGAATAACTTTAATTACACACTTAAAAATAAATAAAATGGAATTAGGAGCAAAATTAGCAAACATTCAAATTGAATTTAAATCAAAAAAGAGCAAGTATAATTCTTTTGGAAAATATAACTTTAGAAGTGCTGAGGATATATTGGAAGCATTAAAGCCATTTATTAAAGAGTACAAAGTTTACTTTACAATTAACGAACAACTAATAAATGCAAACCCGCCAATGATGAGTAGTGTTGCAACGATTTGGGATTGCGAGAGCGCAAGTTCAATAGATTGTCAAGCGGTCGTAGGAATAGATTTAAATCAAAAAGGAATGCAAGTTCCGCAACAGTTCGGTACAGCTTCAAGTTACGCTAAGAAATACGCATTAGGTAACTTATTATTAATAGACGATACTCAGGATGCAGACCACGCAAAGCCAGTTGAACCAAAAGAGCCAAAAGAAAAACCTATTTTAATTTTAGATTCACCAGAATTTTTAAAAGTAAAAGAATATATTACAGGCGGTGGAGAAATAGCAATGGTAGAAAAGAAATATATTTTAACAGCTGAAGTAAAAACAGCACTAACAAACAAATAAAATGAAAAAAGCAATATTAATTTTAGCAATAGCATTATTTGCAAGTTGCACGAAAGATGAATGCCCAAAAGATGTAGTAGACGAATGCCCAGTGGTTTTAAAGAACACGTACAGGGGTGATAATGGAGTTGTTTTAGGTTTCTTTTTAGAACTAAGCAACGGGAAAACAGTTCAAGTAAATCAGGGTGAATGGTATATATATTTACCCGGAACAGAATATTGTAAATAATTAAACAAAAATAAAAATGAACGTACAAGGAAAAATCAAAGTTATCGGAGCAACTGAAATATTAATAAATAATTTAAAATAAAAATGGGAGTATTACTAAATTTAAGTTTAAGAGTTGACAAACTACCAAAAGAAAAGTTTGTACAAGGAAAAGATGGAGCAGTTTATTATAATTTCACAATTGGAATAAACGACGAAACAAATCAATTTGGGCAAAATGTAACAGCAACGGATAGCCAAACAAAAGAAGAACGAGAGGCAAAAAAACCAAAGTCTTATTTAGGAAATGGAACAGTTGTATGGACAGATGGAAACATTAAAGTAGCTGATAAAAAAACAGATGCAAACCAAAAACCAACTAACAACGCTTTGCCACAAGTTGAGGAAGACGACCTTCCGTTTTAAAATAATAAATTTAACGGGGTGTAAAAACCCCTTTTAAAATAAAAAAATGGATGCAGAGGGTTTAAGAGAATTAATGATAATGTATGAAGAGGATTGTTTTATAAATCCTTTGGAAAAAATAGAACATCCTGAGCCAGCAATTTCATTTGGATTTAAAAGTTACGAAACAAAAGATGGAAATATTAATTATCCAACTCCAATTGGAACTTACGGAAATTTTAGTTTTATTCAAGCACCACCAAAATCTAAGAAAACGTTTTTTGTATCATTGCTTTCTGCGGTTTATTTAGCTGAAAATTTAGAGCCATTTTGTGGAGATTTAAGAGCAAATAGAAACGGTAAACATCTTATTCATTTTGATACTGAACAAGGAAATTTTCACGCTGCTATGGTATTTAAAAGACCAATTGATATGACAGGAATTAAGACCGACAAATATCACACATTAGCATTAAGGCAATTATCTTTTAAGAATCGAATAGATTTTATTGAATATTATCTTTACGACAAATTAGAAAAAAAAGATATTGGTTTAGTAATTATAGATGGAATAGCTGATTTATGTTCGGATGTAAACAATATTGAAGAATCAAACAATGTAGTACAGAAATTAATGAAATGGACAAAAGAATTGAATTGCCACATAATAACTGTTATTCACTCAAATTTTGGAACTGATAAACCAACGGGGCACTTAGGAAGTTTTTTAGAAAAGAAAGCAGAAACTCAAATACAATTAGAATTAAACACGGTTAATAAAGGATTAGTAACTGTAAGCTGCAAAAGAAGTAGAAACGCTTCATTTGAAAATTTTAGCTTTAAAGTTAATAAATCTGGATTGCCACAAATGGAGGGCGCATTTTACGACCCGTTAAAATAAAAGAATCACAATTAAACTATTTATAAAATGAAAAAACAATCAACATTAAAAGAATTATGTTATGAATATTCTGAAGATGATTTAGATTTAGAACCAACAGAATGGCATTCAGCAGATTGTTTAGTTAGAATATTTGATGAATTTGCTATTGGTTTTATGAACTGGTGCATAAAAAATTATCATACTGAAGGAATATTTACAGGAATTTTAGATGATAAAGAATTATTAGAAATCTATAAAAAAGAAAATAATCTGTAATGAATATATTAGAACTACTTTATGCCAAACATTTTATGTGGTTAAAATATATTCGCTCTTTCGGATGCAACGACCATACAGCCGAAGACTTTGTTCACGAAATGTATATTAAGATATTTCTTTACAGTCAGAAAAAAGACAATAGCATAATGTACAATGAGCAAGAGCTGAATTACTTTTTTGTATATGTAGTCCTTAAGAATATGTGGTTAGATAATGTTCGTAAACAAAGGAAACTAATTACAGCCGATTTAAGCGACGATTTAATTCAAGATGAAACAGAATACATAGAAGACGATTTCGACCTTAAAAACGATGCAGTTAATGCGTGGGTAGTTAATTTAGATTTAGAAATAGAAAGTCTAAAAGAATACACCAGAGAAAAAGCCAGCTTACTATATTTTAAGTTCATTTACGAAAAGATATTTTTAGAAAGAATTTCAATTAGTGAATTGAGCCGAGAGGTTGGAATAACTTATTTTAGTTTACGAAACACAGTGTTAATAATTAAAGAACAAATCAAAAATGAAGTACAACTTATACGACCAGTTCAAACCAGCTGAAAGAGCCTTACTACTTTTAAATAAATATCCACTTAACTATTTAAAACAAGTAATTAACGGTAACATTAAAAAGAGCCGAGATTTAAACGAAACAGAAATATGCAACTATTGGAATGAAGTAGCAGTTGAGGTAAAAAGAATTTTAAAAAATTATGAATTATGAAACAAGAAACGATTGAACAAGCTTTTAAATATTGGTCAGATAAGCAATACAGTTATTGTAAATCAGATATAATAAATTTTTGTGCTAAATGGCAACAAGAAAGAAGTTATAGCGAGCAAGAGGTAAAAAAAATCATTAATGATATAGTTGAAAAACATTGTACCTACTTTGAACAAAATATAAAAAATGATATTAAATTAGAATGGTTTGAAATTTTTAAAAATAAATAAGATGACTAAATTAGAAGAATTAAAACAGTACCACCGAGAGATAAGACTTGGTGATAAATTAGAATGGATTTTTAAACTATTTGGAATTAATTATCTATTTAAAAAAATATATCCTAATTGCAAATGCGAGCAAAGAAAAGACTGGTTAAACGGTGAACTTAATTTAAAAAGAAAATGAATAAACAAGACAAAGAATGGATGTTAAATTTTCGAGGTCGTACTGGTTCAGTAACCCACGAAGAGTACAAAATGATATGCGAAATACACTCAAGGGTATTTAACCACGAATTAGTTTATGTATCTAAATGCCCAAGCTGCGGATATGTTCAGGAATATTTAAACCAAATTAACGAGGTTTATCTAAATGAAAAGACTTGGTACAACGAAGAGCAAACAACTAAACGAATGAATATAATAGGACAAAATGGAAACGATGGCGAACACTACTAAATGATAGATAAAACACATATTTGGGAACAAGGAATAGTCCAGCTTCTAAACCTTGATGGTTGGGAGTTGGAGTGGTGCGGAGGTTCATTTGAACACTATGATGCAATAGGTAAGACCCCGAAAGGATTTGATTGTATAATTGAATTTAAACTTAGGTCCGCATACTATCCGACAAAGGTATTAGAAGTTTATAAGTTTGAAAAGCTAATGAGCGAAAATAAGGCACATAAATTTTATTATGTATTCGATGCTAAGGGTAATTATTTGTATCATTTAAACACGCTTAAACTACCTGAAATAGAAACATTAATAGCAAGTTCAACTACTTATTTTGAAAACACTAATAAGATAAACAAGCCAGTATATATGTTGTCAGAAAGTCAAGCATCAATTTCAGTTAAATATTAAATATGAAAACAGTAAATTCAGTATCAGGAGGTAAAACTTCAAGTTATTTAGCAAAGCATTATCCAGCAGACTATAATATATTTTCTTTAGTTAGAATTGAGGATATAAGATGCACGCCAAAAGATAAAGGATTAATAAAATTAGTATCGGATAAAATAGGAATGGAATTTATTGCAACTGCTGAAAACGATAAAACTTTAAAAGTTGTTTTAGACTTGGAGCAAGTTATAGGTTCAGAAATTACGTGGCTAACTGGTGAAACTTTTGAGCAAATTATATCAAAAGGATTTTTGCCAAATCAAAGAACTCGTTTTTGTACAACTGAAATGAAAATAAAACCTATTGCAAACTATTGTAGAAATGAAATAAAAGAAATAGTTAGAACAAGATTAGGTATTCGATACGACGAAGAAAATCGAGTAAATTATGAAAATACAGATTTTAAGTTTCATAATGGATATTCAAAAAATGGGCGTAATAAATGGATTGTTGAAAAATACCGTGAATTAAGTTACCCGTTAGTGCATCAAAAAATAGACCATTATCAAATTTACTTATGGAGTTTATCTACAAAATTAGATTTTCCAAATGATAGTAATTGCGTTGGATGTTTTCACAAACCTAAACAACAACTTCGCAAAAATTGGGATGATGAGCCTTTAAAAATGCAATGGTTCGCAGAGCAAGAAGCAAATAGAAAAAAATGGAAACACGGTACGTCCTATTTTAATATTCAAAAAATAGGACTTCAAACTGATTTTATTTTTGGTGGTGGTTCAAGTTGCAATAGTGGAGGATGCACTGACTAAATGTTAAAGTTTTCTTAATTTATTTAATAAGATAGTATTATATTAATATAGTTGATGTATATTTGTACTCAGATAACAACAAACAAATAAATAAGATGAAAACATCGTCAATAAAACAAGAAATATTTGAAGAACAAACTGTTTATTCATTTAATACTATTTCAGAAAAAAATAATTCAATTATTGGAACTCCATCCGTTTTTATTACTAAATATGATAACAATGAATTTTTCTTAATAACTGAAGATTTTGATAATGATATTGAAAAAACATTTAAAAATGAAGATAATGCATATTTATTTGCAATGAAAATATTATTAAAATATAAAAATACTTATAATTAATTATGAAAACTAGCGATTATTTAGATATAATAGAAGGTGTTTTAGGAAATTCAGTACCATTATATGATGAGGAATATTTCAAAGAAACTAAAGATATTGGAATTAGATTAATTGATTATTTTATATTGGAATTTAATAATATAACAATAGAAGATTTAGAAAAAATTAAATTAGAAATACAAAGAAGATAACAACAACTAAAACAAATATTATGAAAACACTATTAGAAAGCCTAAAGCCTGAAATACTAAAAGCAATTGATTTAGAAATAGACTTATACCCAACTATGATTGCAAACGTAAAAGCGGAACTGGAATGTAATTATAGTTGGTTAAGTTTAACAGTAAACACAGCCAGTCACATTTGTACTTATGGCAAATTTAATTTATCTATTTCAGAATTATCTAACTGTTTCACTGAGTAATGACTTCAGAAACTTGGCAACAGATATACGTCGAAATGATAGACGTAATAAAAAGAGATTCAACTATAACACATATAGACCTTTCGTTTCATATATCGAAAGTAATTACCGAACCAAAAAGAGCAAAAATAAACATTAAAACATTTAAAGATGAGCACAAAAGCAAGTATTAATTACAAAGGATTTGATTTTGATTTTGAGTATAACTATTCTAAAGGTTTACCAGCTACCCACGATGACCCAGCAGAATATGAAGATTTCGAAATTTACAATATAACTTTAAACGGAATAGATGCTGAGGAGTTATTAGAATCAACTATTACGGAATTTGAAGACGAAGTAATTAAACAATTAAAAGACTAAGTTATGAGTCAAAATAAACGCTGGGTTTTATTAGAAAACAACGAACCACATACAGTATTACTAAATAGAATACAAGTAATGCAAGCAATGGTAAAATATAAGTCAATGTATCCAAAAAAAAGATTTACATTATTCTTTGACGAATATTACGAATACATAGACTATTATTCAGATGAAGAGAAAGAGCAAATTAACCGATTAATACCGTGATAGTTTTAGTAGATGCAGACAGCCTAATATGGTCAAGCTGCTATAAGCGAAAAGAGCAACCCGAAGACGAACAATATCATTCGATAGAAAATGCTAAGTTAAAGTTTGACGAAGTGTTTATGGCTATTATAAATACGATTGAAGAGACCCACGAAATAGATAAGGTTTTAACTTTTGCAAATGCATTAGGTAATTTCAGAAAGCAAATATCTAAAAGCTATAAAGCTAACAGAATAGGACGTGAAATACCACCGATACTAAATGAGTTACAAGCATACGTAAAAGAGCAATATGAAAGTATAGCTGGTTATGGAGTTGAAACAGATGACGTAGTAGCCACGTACTGGACAAACTTAACAAATACGTTTGGACGTAATGAAGTTATAATAGTATCGATTGACAAAGACTATAAGCAACTACCTTGTTTGATGTACGATTACCATATTAAAAAACAATGCTATTACGATATAAGCAAAGAGCAAGCTTTATATAACTTTTACGAACAAATGATAATAGGCGATACTGCTGACAATGTAAACTTCTGCAAAGGTTATGGTTTAAAGTACGTTCATAAAGCATTTAAAGACTGTTTAAGCGAATATTCTTTAGTTAAAGTAACATTTAGCTTATTTAAAAAGATATACAAGCACAAGGCACGTGAGAAGTTTATTGAATGTAAATTATTATTAAAATTAAAAACCGAATGATAATTTATTTTAAAGACGGTAGAAAAGAAGTAGTAAGAAAAGATGTAGGGGAAGGAATATTAAAAGAGTTTGAAAAAGGTAGATTTCATTTTATGATTTGGACACCCTTTGGAAATAAAACCTACGAAATAAATAAAGACGAAATAATTAAAATAAATTAAAATGGAAATAATTGAAAAAACAACATTAGCAAATAGCGTTAAAAATTTTTTAGTTTCAAATAAGTTTAAAAATATAACAAAAGAAAAGCCTAAAAGAAATCAAATGAAACATTTAATTCCTAAAAAAAATAAACGTAAAAAATAAAGTAATGAAATATACAAAGAGCCAAGCAGCAAGACTAAAAGCAAAAGGAATGAATGGCTATACAGCAACTAACAGACCATTGCCCGATGTAATAATAAAAGATGGTTATTATATTATCGAAAGTAAAATGAATAAATAAACGTTATATTTGTTTAAATAAATAATTATGCACCCAACAAGAATATTCAAAGAGCCCAAAGACTTAATGCAAGCTTGGGAAGAGTACAAAGAGCACTTAAAGATAGAAGCTTTACAATGGACTAAGATACAATATGTAGGTAAGGAGGGAGAAAGAAAGTCAGACCCTTATAAACTACCTTATACAATGGAGGGCTTTAGTGTTTTTTGCTTTAATAAATACGGAAGTGTAAAAGCATATTTTATAAATGAAAGACAATTATATGATGACTTTACGACTATCTGTTCGCATATAAAAGAAGAAATAAGGTCAGACCAAATAACTGGAGGTTTATTGGGAATGTATAACCCAAGTATAACACAAAGACTTAACAGCTTAGTAGAAAAGAACCATACTGAAGTAAGCGTTACCAAATTTGAATTTGATGAGTAATGTAAAAGGATACAAGCCACATATAAACCAACGGTTAATTCACGATTCAATTAACAACGATGCTTATAAATACTATATCTTAAATATAGGTAGGCAGTTTGGAAAAACTATGCTCGGAATTAACCAAATGTTATATTGGGCAATTAATAGTCCAGGTTGTAATATTGCTTGGGTAACACCCGTATATAAGCAAGGTAAAAAGGTATTTGCAGAATTAGAAAAAGCTACTCGATTGAGTGGCTTTTTTGAGTTTAACCAAAGCGAACTAACAGTTAAAGGATTTGGTAGTACTATATCATTCTTTTCAGGTGAGAGACCAGATAACATTAGGGGTAATACATTTGACTATCTTATAATAGATGAGACAGCATTTACACGTGAGGAATTATGGAGTGAAGTCTTAAGTGCAACCGTATTGGTAAAAGGTAAAAAAGTTCTATTTATTAGCACACCCAAAGGTAAGAACCATTTTTATAAACTATCATTACAACCTAATTACGATAATAGATATAAGTACTTTCACTTTACTTCGTATGATACACCATTCATTAATGATTTAGATTTAGAAGAGCGAAAACGATCGTTACCGAATCATATATTCAAACAGGAATATTTAGCGGAGTTTTTAGACAATGCAAGCGGGTTATTTTCAAACGTTAGGGAATGTATTAAAGAGCCATCAAACTCAACAAAATATTACGGTGGTTTAGATATTGGACGGGCGGATGACTACACTGTACTTACAATTATAAACGAGCACAAACAAATAGTTTATTGTGAACGTTGGCGACAAGACGAATGGACCAGAATTATAGAGAAAGTTGGTTTAAAGATAAATGAATTTAATGCGAAGGTATATGTAGAGGTAAACAATCAAGGTGATGTGTTTTACGAAATGCTTAAAAAGATATGCGGTCAAAAGATATTCCCGTTTGTAACTTCAAGTAAAACCAAGCCAATAATGATTGAAGAGTTGGCGGTTTGTTTTGAGCAAAAAGAAATAAGTATCTTAGATATAAATTGGCTTATAGACGAATTAGAAGCATTCACATACATATACAACCCAAACACTCGTAACGTTCAATACAGCGCACCTCAGGGCGTCCACGATGATAGTGTTATTAGTTTAGCATTAAGCATACAAGCGCATAAAGAATTAAAGAACAAGGGTACGTATGCAGTTCGATAAAAGATAAAAATTAACGTTACATATAAAAATATAAAATGAAAGTAATAGTTCCAGAAAGTTTAAAAGATATAACCTTAGGTCAATACCAAAGATACCAAATTGAATTGGATGCTTCAAAGAATAGACCAGACCAATTAGAATATTTAAACATAAAAAAGATTGAAGTATTTTGCAACTTAAGTCAAGCTGAAGTATATAATATTCAATTAGGTGACGTATATTCTATATCGGAAAAGATAGATTTAATATTAGAAGAGCAACCACAAAGAGTAGAAAGATTTAGTTTGAATGGAATTAAATTTGGGTTCGTACCTGAGTTAGACAAACTATCATACGGTGAGTTTTTAGATTTAAATAGCAATATTTCAGAATGGGAAACAATGCAAGTAGCAATGGGTGTGTTATACAGACCTATCAAAAATGAAGCAGCGGGCTTATATAACGTCGAGGAATACAAAGGTGATAAGTATCATTCAGTATTAAAAGATATGCCCTTAGATGCAATTATTGGTTCAATGGTTTTTTTTTGGAATTTAGGACTGGATTGTGTGACAGCTATTACCAAGTCTTTGGAAGTGGAACAGATGCTGGAGAATCAACTGAATTTAGTCGACAATGGAATTGGTATTCGACAATCGATGAACTTGCTTCAGGCGACCTTACAAAGTATGAGGATGTGACCAAATTAAACTTACATACTTGTTTGAATAATTTATGTTACAAAATAGACAAAAGGAAAAAAGAGAACGAGGAATTTAAAAAACAACAAGCAAAAAATGGTAGATAATTTAAGAGGAGTAGAAGCGGTTTATAGAGTAGTTCAAAGTTTGAATGATGAGCTATTAAGCAATCCATTTTGCAACACGGTTACCTTAGGCGAACTTACTGAAATTGATTTGGCTAAGATGACTATTTTTCCGATGGCTAATATCACAATGAATAACGTCACACATAATGATAATAGTTTATCTTTTGATATTACAATAGTCAATGTGGATGTAGTAGAAATAAGCAAAGAGCCAATAGAAAATAACCTATACGGTAATGATAACCTATTGTATATATGGACAAATCAACTGTACGTAATTAACAGACTTCTAAGCCGTTTAAAACAAAGTTTAATATATGACGATAGCTGGGAGTTAGACGGCACACCAAACAGTGAATTTATAAACAAAGAATTTGAAAATATGCTTGCTGGGTTTACAACTTCATTTACTTTAACCGTTCCAAATGATATATCAACTTGCTAAAGATAAACAACCTCAAACAAGCCTTAAATGACTTCAGTAATAGTATTGTTGAGGATGCAAGAGCGAACTTAGCTAGTAGCGGTAAAGTAGATACAGGGAAGTTAAAAGATAGTTTGGTAAACAAAGGCGCAAAGGTATCTAAGAACTCAATCGAGATTAATATATTGATGTCTAAATACGGAGCATTTGTTGATAAGGGTGTTCGTGGGGTTGGTGGGGTTAGAAAACAAACATCAACTTTTAAACGCACGAACAACAAGGGTAAAATGTGGAAGCAAAAAGGTAAAGGAAGTCCTTATTCATACAAAGAGGGAATAAAGCCAAGTGTTAAACATTTTATCGAATGGTCAAAGAAACGAGGGTTAAGTCCGTATGCAGTTCGTGAATCAGTTTATCGACAAGGTATCGAACCGAATCACTTTTTAGAAAAAGCAGTCAAAAAAAATATGAGTTCGCTAAGTGAAATAATACAGAAATCATTTGCTTTAGATGTAGAATCTACAGTAAACTTTTTAATCAAATCAAATTTTAAAAATCAATGAAAGCAATATTCGTTCGAAGTCCCTACTCAATAGTTGTAAATAATGCAACACAAATAGAAACTAAATTGGAGTTGTATTTATGGAACAAACCAAATTCAGTTCCAAGTTTACCTACTTATACATTCAGTAATTTAGTGCCAAGTTTAACTCAAAGAATTGCATATTACAATATAGCAAATGAGTGCCAAGAATTTATAGAAAACATTAACCCAATAGTAAACGGTACGCAAACTGAACAAGACAAAATGTGGGCGTATGCTCAAGCTATTACAAGTTATAGAACGGTTTCAGGTGGCACGTGGACGCAATATAGCAATGAAACATTTATTTGTCTTTACGGGTACTCAGAATACAAACAAGGGGTTAACTATTCTTTGAACCAAGAAATAACAATGCTTAACAGTGGGGTCACTTCGCAAAATATACCACAGTCAATTGGTTTAAGATTTACAGTTGATACAACGAGCACACGTGCAGACTCAACTTTAATAACAGCGGATAGGTTTGCAACTATTACAGACTACAGTAATTCATTAGATGCTTATGTTAATGTAATGATACAACAGGTGTCGGGCTCAACTTATTCTATTGTTTATCAAAATAATATTAAAACGGTTACGGTTGCTCTTACAACTGTAGGAACTGAAACATTAATTAAGATACCATTAGAGCCGACCACGTACACATACAACACACCGTTTACAGTTAGTTTAATAAAAACAAACGGAGGCACAACAACTTTATTCTCAAGACTTATAACACCAATATGCGAGCCTAAATATACACCGTTGCTTTGCTCTTTTATAAATAAGTTAGGAGGTTGGGAGAATTTATGGTTAATGAAATTGAGTGAAAATAGTGTAACCTCAAAAGGAACAGAATACAATATAGCACCAAGTACATTTAATTATAACATATACAAGGGTCAAAGTAAATCGTTTAATAGAAACGGTAAAAAGAGCACTAAAACTAATACAGGATGGGTTGATGAAAGTACAGGGGTTTTAATAACTGAGTTGTTAATGAGTGAAACAATATTATTGAACAACGAGCCCGTTATGTTAAAAGGCGAAAGTCAAATAATAAAGCAGTGGGTGAAAGATAAGAATATAAACTACACATTAGATTTCGAAAGTAAAAATAACTTAATAAACAATGTAGTATGATAACAGTTGGAGTTTACATTGGTAAACAAAACACACGAACGGTTAATTTAACTGCTGATCTAACAAATTACACCACCGATAAAACAACTTTGTCGGCTGATGTAATTTCTATTGCTGAATTATTTTATGAGTACAATAGACTTGACTTATTTAACGATGAAACTATTTCTATAACGTCCGCCATTCAAGATGTAAATGATATTTCAAAGACTAAAACTGATTTCAGTCAGTCGTTTACAGTGCCAGCTAACAATAATAATAATTCTATTCTTTCGCATTGGTACGATAACGGAGTTGACAATGGATTTAATGCATTAAAAAGAAAGGAAGCATACGTAACATTAGATACAAAAGTGTTTCGAGTAGGCAAAATGCAACTTGAAAAGGCTGAAATTAAGGATGGTTTACCGCAAAGCTATACTTTGACTTTCTTTGGCTCTTTAGTTAGCTTAAAAGACACGTTTAACGGCTTATTATTAAAGGATTTAAACACGGGTGAGTTTGATTTTAACTATACAAGCACAGACGTACGTACAAAAGTAACTACTCAAACGACCTCAGATATTAAATTCCCTTTAATTACGTCATTAAGACAATGGAATTACGGTAAAACAGGTGCGGATGATATATCATTAGCAGCTGGAACAATTAATTATGGCGAACTATTCCCAGCATTAAGGTTAAGAAAGGTTTTAAAACTAATTGAGAATAAATTTAACATAACTTTTACGGGTACATTTGTCGATTCAGATAGTAAATTCCTAAATGCATATTTACTTTTGAAAAATAGTGAAGCGTTTAAGCCGAGAGGTCAACTGCAAAAGATAAACTATCAAACACAAACAGGAACAGCTAATGGAATCACTTTTAATTTAGCAACGGATATATTAAACTTTACAACTTTAGATGCTTCGTATGATGCAGCGGTTCGAACGGTAACCTTAAACATTACAACAGCAGTAGCTGGAATTAATTACTCAGTATTTTGTTTTAAAGACGGAGTGCAAGTCACAAAAGCAGATGCGACCTCAATAGTTGGAACTCAAAGCATATTGATGTTTACTAAGAATGGAGTGAGTTCAGATACGGGTTACGATTTTTATCTGAGTTCAGAAAGCCCTATCTCTTTCACGAGCACAGGAACTTTGTATTCTCAGTTTAGAGTAGGCGGGATGTCTTTAGTAGTAACGACTTCGACTATAACACAATCGACTTCACAAAATACAGCTTCAGTTTTAGCTGTTGCATCATATATGCCCGACCAAAAGATTGAAGACTTTTTTAGTGGTATTTTAAAAATGTTTAACCTTGCTTGTTATTCAGAAGTAGCGGGGGTTTATATCTTAGAACAATTAGAAAACTTCTATTCAAGTGGCAATACAATTGATTTGACGAAGTATTTAATTACAGATAAAAAAGAAATAGAGCGAACAAAACCTTACAACAAGATTAATTTTCAACACGAAAAAAGCGAAAGCATAAACTCAGTTAATTTTCTGTCAAGTAGTAGAATTGCGTATGGAGATATACAAGCTGAGTTCGATGTGAACGGATCTGGTTATGATTTAAAAGTTCCATTTGAGAATCCATTGTTTAGTGGGTTGACTAAAAACATTAGCTTTAGAACGGCAGCAGACACAACAACGATAAGAGCCGATTCAACAAATGTAAGAGCGGATGCAGATATACTAAACACTAATTTAAGTGTAGGCTTTTTAATTAAAACAGACCTTAAGCCTTACATTCCAAAGCCTATAATATTATACGACTACGGGGTATTAGCTTCGGTTTCTACTTACTATTTTAACGGGACAGCTGCAACTAAGTATAATGCTTTTGGTGCTGAGACTGCTATCAATGGATCTACTTATTCGTTAAATTTTAACAACGAACAGAGCCCTATGACAAATACGTTAATTCCAAATTCGTTATACAGTCAATATTATCAAAATTATCTAAATAATATCTATTCAGTTAAAGGTAGAATTATTAAAGTTGACGTTATACTACCGCCTAGTTATTTGACTTCAAGTTCAACAACTTGTTTGAAATTAAACAGCAAAATAATTATAAGCGGTAAAAGATATATCATAAATTCATTCAATACAAACTTAATAAGTGGAGTGGTTGCATTAGATTTAATGACTGATTTTAGAACCGCTATTTAACCCAAATAAAAAACACATAAACAATGTTAGAACAAATATTTCAATGCCTTAAATTAGACTTAAAACACGAAAGTGAATTGATGAAATTAGCAAAAGGAAAAAACAAATTACCAGAAACGTTTAAAGAAACTTTTAAATTTATAAAATTATTACAATGGCACAAGAAATAGAGGTTAAGGTTAAGGTTGTAACGGAACAAGCGGTTAACAATGTAGATGCTTTAGGTAACGCATTCGATGCAACAGCAAAGGATGCACAAGATGCACAAAAAGTTTTTGCTAAGGCTGGTAATGGAGTTGTAGTTGAGGAATCAATTGCGGGGTTAAAACAGTTAAAAAGAGAATTAAAAAATGTAGCGGTTGGTAGTGAAGAGTTCAAAAAACTTTACAATGATATTGACGATTTAGAAGACAAATTAAAGTCTGCTAAAAATACTTCAAGTGATTGGGTAGATAGTTTAGAGAGTGCGGGCGGTCCTTTGGGAATGTTAGGTCAAGGAATTAACAAAGTTAAAGTAGCTACTCAAACTTTTGGCGGTGCATTAAAAGCAACAGGAATTGGTTTAGTGGTTGCATTATTAGCTGGCTTAGCAGGTGCTTTTGCAAACAACGAGGGAGCAATGAAAAAACTACAACCGTTATTAGACGGGGTTTCTAAATTGTTTCAAGGGGTGTTCCGTGCAGTTGAGCCTTTGTTCAATACATTAGTAGATTTAGCAGTAAGTGCTTTGCCTATGGTATCAAAAGCGTTTAGTGTTGTTTACTCAACTATGACTGCTACACTTCAATCATTCGGAGCTATTGGTGCTGCTATTGGTAAACTAATTAAAGGCGACTTTTCGGGTGCGTGGGAAACTGCTAAAAGTTCAGTAAATGACTTTGGTAAAAATTACGATGCAAGTTTAAAAAGATTTGAAGCAGGTGCAAAAGAGTTGACTAAAACTGAAAAGCTAAGTGCTGATGAACGACAAAAAATAAGAGACAAAGAAATAGCGGATAAAGTAATAAGAGACGAAAAAGAAAAAGCAAGACGTGAAAAATTAGCTGAGGAAGAAAAAGCAAAATCGGACGCATTACGAACTGGTTACGAAAAAGCAAGAGACGATTTAGAAAATCACGAAAAAGCAGTTGCTGAATTAAATAAAAAATATGACGAAGAAAAAGCAATTCGTTTAGCAGATACAGCTGTAAAAAAAGAGGAACTAGATTACGAAAAAAGAGTTTTAGAAATTGAAAACTTAGCTACAAACGAACTTGAAAGACAAACTTTAATTGAGAAATTAGATGGAGAACATAAAGTTAGATTAGGAGTTGCACAAAAAACTGATAATGATAAAAATTTAGCGGATGAAAAGAAATTAGCGGATGAAAAATTAGCTATAAAATATAAAGCATTAAACGATTTGCAAACAATTTTTGGAGCAGAAAGTACTATGGGAAAAGCTTTATTAGTTGCTAAACAGATGTTAATGGCTAAGGAGTTAATAATGGAGGTTAGTAAGACTATTACATTTTCCGCCCAAGCAGCGGCTAGGTCAACGGTTGCATTAGCTGAAGGAGCAGCGCAAACAGCTAAGATAGGTTTTCCTCAAAACATACCTTTATTAATTGGATATGCAGCCCAAGCAGTTGGTATCTTTTCCGCAATTAAAGGAGCGGTTTCTGCATCAAAAGCAAGTGGAGTTTCAATGCCATCAATGAGTATTCCAAGTTCAGGAGGTGGAATAGCAACACCAACAACAATACAAGCGAGCCCCTCAGTTGTAGCACCAAGTGGAGTTAATCAATTAGCTTCTACCTTGGGTCAAAACGTCCCTATAAAGACTTATGTAGTGTCAAAAGAAATGACTACTCAGGCTGCATTAGATAGGGCAATAGAAGATACTGCTTCATTAGGATAAACAAAAATTAATTAATAAACGTTAAAAGAATATGATACGAACAATAGAGTTGATAATAGACGAAACAATGGAACTTAGCGGAATAGATGCAATTAGTATTGTAGAAAACCCTGCTATTGAAGAAAATTGGATAACGTTAAAAGAGCAAAAAGAGTACAAGTTTGCAGAAGTTGACAAAGAAAAAAAGATAATTATGGGTGCTCTTTTAGTTCCTGATAAATTAATCTTTAGACGTGACGGTGAAGGCGAATATAATATATTCTTTTCCAAAGATACTATAAGACAATGTATGGAATTGTTTTTTCAAAACGGTAACCAATCGAATGCAACTTTTGAACACTTAGAAAAAATTAGTGGTTTGACTTTAGTCGAAAGTTGGATAGTTGAAGACTTAGACAAAGACAAAAGCAAACTTTATAACTTGAATGTTCCGATAGGTACGTGGATGGGTACAATTAAAGTTAACAACGAGGTTATTTGGAACGACTTTATTAAAACGGGTAAAGTGAAAGGATTTTCGATTGAAGGCGTTTTTGCTGACAAAGGTAAGATACCATTAAAAAAAATAGAGCAAATAGAATTAACAGACGAAGAGCAAGAAGTAGAAGTACAAATTTTAGCTGGTTTGGAATTATTAGAAATTCGTGAATTAATTCGATCCTATGAAAAAAAGTAACGGGTTTAGAGTACCAAGTTGGACAAGTCCAAAGGGAGGCAGTAGAGGTTGTTTATGTGACGATAATACTTATAATGTTAAATGCTGTGACGGTTCATTACAAGCGCAAGGAATAGGCAACATTACAGGCTTAGCAAGAGTTGCACCAGTAATGTTACAAGAAAATGGAGACAAGGTTTTACAAGAAAATAATTCAACTATAATAATAGAAAATAATGGATAAAAAGATTTCAGGATTAGACCCAGTAATTCAATTAGCGACAACGGATGCATTACCGATTGTAAACTTAGGTACGACAAGAAAGGTAAGCATTGAACAATTACAAGACTTTTTAACACCTAATGTTACTGGAGTTGAATTATTAGCTAACAAACAAAACAGTTTAGAAGTTGACGAAACAGGTACGAAATACCCAACAGTTGATGCGGTTAATATTGGACTTGCAAATGTAAACACAAATGCAGTTGATAGGGTAACAGTAAAATTAGGTAGTGCTATAAATAAAGGACAAGCAGTTTATGTAAGTAGTGCAGAGGGTACTAATATAGTTGTTTCTAAGGCTTCAAATTTAACAGAGGCAACAAGTAGCAAGGTTATAGGTTTATTAGAAACTACTGGGGTTTTAAATGATATTGTAAACGTGGTTAAAGATGGCTTATTAGCTGGCTTAAATACTTCAACTGCTTTAATTGGCGACCCTGTTTTCTTAGGCTCAAACGGAGAATTAATTTATGGTTTAGCAAACAAACCATTTGCACCCGCACATTTAGTTTCTATTGGAATAGTTACAAGAGTAAATATAAATAATGGAGAAATATTAGTCAAGATACAAAACGGTTATGAACTAAACGAAATTCACGATGTAAGCGCACAGACCCCAAGTAATAAGGATGTTTTATCTTTTGATTCGGTAACGGGCTTATGGAAAAATAACACACTTTCAAGCATTTTACCAGCAATTACAATTACAGATACATTTGTGGTTGCAAGTCAAACAGCTATGTTAGCTATTGTAGGAGAAACAGGCGATGTAGCTGTTAGAACAGATATTAGTAAAACATTTATTTTAAAAGGCACAAACCCAACTGTATTAGCTGACTGGCAAGAGATATTAACCCCGACGGGCGGAGCGGTTTCAAGCGTATTTAATAGAACAGGAAATGTAGTATCTGTAAGTGGCGACTATACAGCCGACCAAATAACAGAAACAGCAACACGAAAGTTTCAAACAGCAAATCAAAACACATTTAATGATGCAACTAGTTCAATACAAACTCAGTTAAACGGAATAGCAATAAAAGCTATTGACGAGGGCAACGGAATAGGTTATGTAATAGCAAATAGAAACCCTTTGAGATTTGGAAATGTAGGGTTAGGAGCGATAGATTTGAGTAGTTCTGCTTTTAACAGTACGATCAATGGAGCAACTGGAAAAGGTAGTTTTGCTGTTGGAGAAAGTCAAATAGCATCTGGGGAAGGTTCCGTTGTAATAGGAGGAGCAAATACAGCAGATGGATATCAAGCGATAGCTATTGGAAATTCTAATATTGTAAAAGATTATAGCGTGGCTATTGGAAATGTAAACGAAGTATTAGGTAATCAATCCGTTGCTATTGGCACTGATTTAAAAACATTTTCTTATGCAGAAATAGCGATTGGAGGTTCAAATACGTCTTATATCCCAATTTCCGCAACCTATTTTGAACCTTTAGATAGACTAATTGTAATTGGAAACGGAAATGCTATTAATAGTGAAGTTTCAGACGCTCTTATCATTCTAAAAAACGGTTTAACAACACTACCAAGTGTAACCAATGCTTTAATAGCAGCAGAACCAACAGGTAAAGCGGTTGTAACTAAGGAGTATTTAGAATCTAAGTATTCTCAAATTCAACTTATAGATAATACAGATACAGCATCAATATTAAACGAGGGTTTACTAAGGTATAGTAGTAATGCTACAAGTAGCTATGTAGATATAGTTATGCAAACTGCTCCTTCTATATTCGAATGGGTTAATATTGTAGCTAATACAGATACGCCTATTGATGAGGGTAATACAGTTCCTTCTGTAACTTATTATAGTGACTATGTAACAGCAAATAGTGAAATATCTACAACATCTTTAACGGACGTAACGGCAACAGGAATGACAATAACACCGCCAGCTGGGGTTTATAAAGTTGATTTTAGTGCAAATTATGGGATTATTGCTGGTAATATATGTGATATTGCTACAATAGATTTACAGACTTTGTACTTAGATTTATTAACTATGACTGCAACAGCTACACACGGGTTAACTTTTGGTAGCGGAGAAATATTAACCGCTGGAATTTATACGGTAGCTGGAGCTATGAGTGTAGCTGGAACACTTACTTTAGATGGCGGAGGAAATGAAAACTCTTTATTTGTAATTCGTGCAACGGGTGCAATTAATACAGCTATATCTACTTCAATAGTTTTAGCAAATGGTGCTAATGCTGCAAATGTTTTCTTTGTTGCCTTAGGAGCAGTAGGAATTGGAGCAGACAATGAAATTAACGGTAACTTTATTGCTTATGGTGCTGCTGCTGCTTTAGGTGCTAACTGTATTTTTACAGGTCGTTTATTCTCTACAAGTGGTGCTATTGCTTTTGGAGCTGGTATCTTAAAAAGACCAACTTTAACAAGTGTTGTAAACGTTGGAATACTTGAAAACTTTTTATGCTTTACAAGCGATGGTGATGTAGCCAATACAGCTATTGCAGTTGTAACGGGTGACTTAGGAACTAATTTAGGTTTGGTTTCTGTTTTTGCAAATACAGTCTTTAACGGTAGTGCGTACGATAATACTCAACAACTTGGAATTACAAATGTATTCAGTATTTACGTGGGTAATCAAAGAGTAATGAATAGCGATAGAACAAGGCGTTATTCAAACTATACGGAGGATATAACATTAACAGGTATAGCGGTCACAGATGGCACGCAAGCTATAACAATTAAATGGAGAACTGACTTAGGTCGGGTTTTATTAAACAATAGAATTTTAACAGTAAAAACATTTTAAAATGAGTAAAGACTATACAGCGGACAGATTTATAAAAAGAGGTGGTTCAACAAATGATATATTAATGGCTAATGGTTCGGTTAAGCCTTACTTACAAAGTTATAGTGAAACAGTATCGAGTAACGTTTACTTTCAAAATTCAAGTTTAGACACAACTTTAATTAGTCAAATGAAAATTATACCTACAACAGCGGGTATATTTAACGTAACTTTTAATGGTCAATTTAACACGCAATTATCAAACATTACCCAACAATCGGTAGTGGATTTAAATGCATTATATTTAAACTTAGCTAGTCAAACAGTAACAAATCCATTATTCCCTACTTTCGGAGCAAATACAACTATAACACCAGGCGTTTATGAAACTTCGGTTGCAGTTGGTCCAGTTGGAGCTATAACATTAGACGGTGGCGGTAATGTAAATTCTATTTTTATATTTAGAATTGGCGGAGCCTTAACAGTTGCCGCTGCTTGCGTTTTTAATTTAACAAACGGTGCAACTTCAAACAATATATTTTTCATCTCAAATGGTGCAATAAGTTTAGGAGCGAATTGTAATATAGCTGGGACATATATTTCGCCCTTAGCAGCGGTAGGAATAGGTGCTGGTGCTACTCTAAGTGGCCGAGCGTTTTCGCAAGTCGCAGCTATAACAAATAACGGTAATATATCAGTACCACTTTTACCAAGTCCATTCCCGATGGGTATCATACCAAACTTTGCAATTTTTACAAGTGTTGGAGCGGTTGTAAATATAGGGGCAAATATAGTTGTTGGTGATATTGGAACAAATAACGGTACGGTTACAGGTTTTGAAACAGCTACATTATCAGGTTATATTTATTTGCCCGCACAAGGTTCATCTAATTGTAAGATATCAATATATGTAAATGATGTTATTGTTCCAAATTCAACACGTGAAAGAGTTAACGCAATTACAAAAGATGATGTTATTCTAAATGAAACAGTTACTATAACATTAGGTCAGTCTATATCTGTTAAAGTTCTTAATTCAATAGGTATAAGTAGGTTCTACAATAGAAGTTTAACAATTACAAAAGTTTAAAAACACAAAATAAAATAACAAATAGTTATATAAACAATTAATTTAAAAATATGAAAAACACAGACATCTTAAGTCGCATAACTGCTCTTTTGAATAAGAAAGTAAGTTTAGCGCAAATGGAATTAGAAAATGGAACGGTTGTAGAATCGGACTCATTTTCAGTTGGAGATCCAATTTTTGCAATCAATGGAGAAATCAAAGAGCCTTTAGAAGTTGGTAGCTATACATTAGCCGACGGAACTGTATTAGAGGTTATGGAAATCGGAGTAATTGGAGAAATTGCAGAAGCAAAAGCAGAAGCAACAGAAGAGGAAATGAAAGCTTTAGAAACTGCTGAACTTGCTCGAATTGAAAGTGCTGAACTTGCTAAAACTGAAAGCGAAAACGAATTGATTTTAAAAGTAGTTGAGATTTTGAAACCAACCTTTGACGAATTAAATTCAAGAATTGAAAATCTTTCAAAAGAGAATGTAGGTTTAAAAGAAACACTTTCAAGTGTAACAGCTACAAAACCAACGGTACATAAACCAACTGAAAAAGTGGCACTTGGAAAACAAAACACTGGGGCAAATATTTCAGGTACTGAAGCAAGAATTATGGCAATGTTGTCAAAATAAAAATAACAATTTAAAAATAAAAAACTTATGGCTAATCAACCTACGATTACATCAAATTACGCTGGAGAAAGTGCTGGAAAATATATTGCAATGGCAGTATTATCAGCTAATACTTTAGCAAACAATGGAGTGACTATCATTCCTAATGTTAAATTTAAAGCAACAATTAAAAAATTAACTAACAGTGGTTTGGTAACTTCTGCAACTTGCGACTTTACCGATACTGGAGTTGTATCTTTAGCAGACAAAGTATTGACTGTTAGTGAAATGCAAGTGAATTTACAAGTTTGTAAAACACCGTTTCAATCAGATTGGGAAGCAGCATCAATGGGATATTCCGCATTTGATTCTTTACCTTCGACTTTCTCAGATTTCTTTATCGGTAAAGTATTAAAAGATATTGCTTTAGATACTGAAACTTTCCTTTGGAATGCAACAAATGGTTTAGGAAAATTACTAAGAACTGACGGTTCAGTTATAGTTACTACACCCGTAGCTATTACATCTGCAAACGTACAAGCTGAAATGGCTAGATTAGTAGCTCTTATTCCTGATTCAGTATTTGGAACTGAAGATTTAAGACTATTCGTCCCTATCGGAGTTCAAAAAGCATACATTGCTTCTTTGGCTGGATTTGGTGCATCAGGTTTAGGTGCTAACGGATTTAACGCTCAAGGTACAAATCAAAAGATTGACGCTGTATATTTTAATGGAGTGCCTATTTTCGTTGCAAATGGAATGCCTGCAAACACAATGATTGCTGCTGAAATTTCTAACCTTTACGTTGGATTTGGTTTACAAGACGATCAAAATGTAATCCAAACAATTGATATGGCTGATATTGACGGGTCTAAAAACGTTCGTTTTATTGCACGCTTTACAAGAGGTTTGCAAGTAGGTATCGGTGCTGATTCAGTTACTTACGGTATTGTATAAATTTAATTGGGGTTATTAATTTAACCCCTTTTTATTAACTTTTAAATAAAAATATATGAGTACTTGTTTAATGACAACAGGGCGTAAATTAGCTTGTAAAGATGCGGTTGGGGGTATTCAAAAGATATTCTTTGCCGACTATGGTACACTTGGTAACGCTACAATAACAGCTGGTTTAGTTACTGCATTTAGCGGAGCTGCATACACGCTATACCAATACGATGTAAAGAGCGCATCAAATTTAGAACAAACTATCACTTCAAGTGGAGACAATGGAACTACTTTTTTCGCTCAATCAATTACACTTGTTTTGACGAAATTAGATGCTGCTTCAAATGTTGAGTTACAGAAACTAATTGTTTCAAGACCACACGCTTTTGTAATGGATAATAACGGGAATTACTTAGCAGTTGGAATGACACGTGGATGCGACACAAACGGAACTATCTCAACAGGTACTGCATTAGGCGACTTGAACGGATATACTTTGACTATTACAACTGAAGAGCCGTTAATGGCGCAATTTGTAACACCGTTATTAATTACAGATAAAATTGCTGGAGGTGCAACACCTACTCAAATAGTACCGTAATTAAATAAAATTTGTGATTGGTTAAGTTGAGTAAATTTAACCTTTTAAGAGCATCGATTTACTTCGGTGCTTTTTTTTGCAAAAACATTTTTTTTCTCGTTAAATTGATATGATAGTACTTACAACACAATTAGCACAAAATTTCGAAATTATACCAACTAAACAAAGTGACACCGCTTTAAATACTATTTACTTTGAATTTAAAGACGAAACTACTCAAATAGTACATAATAGGTTGGTTACGTATGAAAGTACTTTAAACGACTTGTTTATAGTAGGTAGTGATAATTTTGACTTTCTAATTGAAAATAATTTCTATGAGTTGACTGTTATGTTTTCAGTTACAAATGAAATAATTTATAAGGATAGAATTTTTTGTACAAATCAAACGGTCAAAGAATATTCCATTAATCAAAACGAATATTTTTTGCCAAACATTGATAATAATTTTTATAAAATCTAATGAGAAAAATAACGAGAAAAATAGAGCCTAAAAAATCGGTTGGTATTGGAATAGTAAATTTGTCAACTTATACAAGCCCAAAGGTAGTTGAGGTTAGAGGTCAAGAGTGGGTTAATTACGGGGAGGATAACGACTATTTTGGTTACTTACAGGATAGGATAAACGGTTCGCCAACTAACAACGCTATTGTCAATGGTATTAGTCAAATGATTTTCGGTAAAGGCTTAGATGCTTCGGACAAACTTATTAAACCCGATGAATATGCCCAAGCTATGTTATTGTTCGACAATGATACAGTTGAAAGACTATGCTCAGACCTTAAAGCTATGGGTAATTGTGCTATTCAAATTGTTTATTCAATCGATAAAAGCAGAATTTTAGAATGTAACCACTTCCCTATTGAAACTTTAAGAAGTGGAAAATGCAACGAGGATGGGGACGTTGAGACTTATTATTATGCTGAAGACTGGAAAAAAATAGGACGTTCAAATAAACCTTTAGAAATTCCCGCTTTTGGTTTTGGAAACGGTGGCGAAGAGATACTATTTATCAAACCTTATAAGACTGGGTTCTATTTTTATGCTCCAGTTGACTATACGGGTTGTTTGCAATATTGTGAATTAGAGGAAGAGATAAGCAATTTTCATTTAAACAATATAATGAATGGAATGGCACCGTCAATGCTTATTAATTTCCTTAACGGAACCCCAACAGAGGACGAACAAAGAAACATTGAGCGAAGTATTCAAAATAAATTTAGTGGGACTTCAAGTGCTGGTAAGTTTATTTTAAATTTCAGTGACGGAGCAAATACAGCTGCTACTATTACACCCGTTCAATTATCAGATGCACATAATCAATACCAATTTTTAAGCGACGAAAGTATGCGTAAAATTATGGTAGGACACCGTGTAATTTCTCCGATGCTTTTAGGTATTAAAGACAATAGTGGGTTTGGTAATAATGCTGAAGAGTTACAAACAGCTACTATTTTAATGCAAAATACAGTTATTAAACCGTTTCAAAACCTATTAATTAAAGAGTTTGACAAGATTTTAGCAATAAACAACGTTAGTTTAAACCTATTTTTCAAAGAATTACAGCCTTTAGACGTAAATAATGAACTTACAATTACGGAAAAGACCAACACTATTATAGATGGTATCAATTCATTAAGTCCTTTAGTAGCAAATAAGGTATTAGAATCAATGACAGCTGACGAAATTAGAGCATTAGTAGGCTTGAAAAGTGCTATTATAGCAGAAACACCCGTAGAAACAGCTAATTTAAGCGAGCATAATATCGATTTATCGGAGTTTGGCGAAGAAATAGACTTGGAAAAGTACGAATTAATTGATTCAAAACCCGTAAATTATGATACTGAATTAGAATTAGACACTGAAACTACAAGGTTAAACACTGTTTTTTTAGCTGAAGTATCAACTGGAGTGGCAAAAACTAAAAGTGTTTCTGAACAAGATAGTCCATTATACATAACACGTTACCGTTACGGTGGCAATGCTTCGCCTGAAAGAACATTTTGCAAAAAAATGATGGGAGCTAATAAATTATACAGACGTGAAGATATTGCATTGATGAGTGAAAGAAATGTAAATCCGGGATTTGGTATGAGTCCAGACCCTAACAAGCCTTATGATATATTTTTATGGAAAGGTGGCGGTTTATTAAGTGAAGATTTCCCAAATGGTACTTGCAAACATTATTGGATGCGTGAAATGTACAGAAAAATAGGAAGCGGTAAAAATACAGCAGCACAACCATCAACACCAGCGGATGTTCGCAAAGCTGGAGAAATTGCACCAACAAATGATAACCGAGCATATAAAGCTCCACACGATATGAAATAATTATGGCTACAACACTTTTTATAACCCCGAAAGACCTAAAAGCAAACACTATCTTAAACGGTAATGTAGATACTGATATGTTTATTCAGTTTATTAAGATTGCTCAACAGATGCACGTTCAAAACTATTTAGGTACGCAATTATATGATGCAATTACAAATAAAATAAACACTTCTACTTTAACAGGCGACTATTTAGACTTAGTAAATGAATATGTACAACCTATGCTTATTCACTATGCTATGGTGGACTATTTGCCTTTTGCAAACTATCAAATTAGAAACGGTGGAGTGTTTAAGCATAAAACTGAAAATTCTGAAAGTACAACTAAAGAGGAACTTGATATTTTAGTTCAAAAGCACCGAACATTTGCCGACTTTTACGCTAAACGATTTGTAGATTACGTGGCTATAAATGCAAGTGCTCTTTTTCCTGAGTACTTCCAAAATTCAAACTCGGATATGTACCCAGATACAAACCCAAATCCAAGTGGGTGGGTATTATAGCATATTTAAGCAACTATTTTTAATTTAATATGAAAACATATACAAAAATGAATAAACAAGCGGAAACAAGCGTTAAACAGGTTAAATTAACTACTTATAAGGTTAAAGAATCGAATATCAAAAAAATGAACGAATATTTAAACAAACAAAAATAAATTATGGCAACAATTCAAACAATAAACATCGGTGCAGCTGCAAATGATAACACGGGCGATCCGTTAAGAACTGCATTCGACAAACAGAATCAAAATAATACGGCTTTGAATAATGATTTAGCATCAAAAGCACCTTTAGCAAACGCAAGTTTTACAACCGATATAGTTGTAAATCAAGTTAGAGTAGGTAAAGGTGGAGGTGGCTTAGTAGCTAATACGGTTGTAGGTTTTAGTTCGGGTCAATCAGGAACCACTGGACAATCAAATACTTATTTTGGTAACAATTCAGGATATTTTAACCAATTTGGCAACTCAAACACTTGTTTAGGTGCAAGTGCTGGCTATAATAACATTTCAGACGATAACACATTTGTAGGCTCGGGTGCTGGAATTGTAAACACAAATGGAACTAAAAATACTTATTTAGGTAAAAACTCAGGCTCAACAGTAAACAATACTAATTGCACGGCACTTGGCAACACTTCTACAATAACAGGCGACAATCAAGTACAATTAGGCAACGCATCAACTACTACATACGTTTACGGAACTGTGCAAAACCGTTCAGATTTACGGGACAAAGCAGACGTTCAAGACACAGTTTTAGGTTTAGATTTCATATCTAAATTAAGACCAGTAGATTACAAGTGGGATATGCGTGAAGACTACAAAGACGAATTTCCTATTCAAGGCGAATTATCAGACGAAGATTTTAAAATTGAAATGGATTTATGGTTAGAAAACGGTAAACTTTCTAATTTAAAACAAGACGGTTCTAAAAAGAGAAATAGATTTCATCACGGGTTTATTGCTCAAGAAGTTAGGGACTTAGGTATTGAATTTGGAGGGTTTCAAGACCACGCTAAAAATGGTGGTGAAGATGTATTATCGATTGGTTATGATGAGTTTATAGCACCAATGATTAAAGCTATTCAGGAATTAAAAGCAGAAATTGAACTTTTAAAAATGAAATAAGATGAGCCCACAGGATTTAAAAACTTACCTACTAAACACATTCGCTTTAGCGTTTACCTTTACCAATATGGAAAATACATTAAAAATTACTTTGCTTATATTTTCTATTATTTATACAATAATAAACATTTATAAACTTTTAACAAAAAAAACAGATGCAGATAAGTAAACATTTGAGTTTAGCCGAAGCAACACACTCGGATATGGCTGACAAATTAAAGATAGTCAACGACAATCCTAACCTATCAGTAATTAGTAATATGAAGTTATTAGCTGAAAAGGTTTTTGAACCAATTAGAGAGCATTTTAACGTACCTATTTACGTAAGTAGTATGTATAGAGGTTTACCATTAAATAATGCGGTTAAAGGCTCTATTACGTCTCAGCACTGTAGTGGCGAAGCT